GAAAACAAAACGGAATTATTGAAAAAGAAACTATACTATCGCTACAAAATAGTAAATCAGTTGATTATGAAAAGTTCAAATCGTATCTGGTTGAAAAAGATAAATTAAACAAAGAAACCATAGAGTTTTACAAACGAGATACATGGAGAAAAATGAAGTTTCGGCAATATAGTTATGGTAAGAAAAGCGTAGATACATTTTTGAATAAAATTAAAGAAACCTTTGGAGAAAATATCCTAATTGGTTATGGAAATTGGAGTAGGTCTACGCAAATGAAACATTTTATGCCTACGATGAATAAAGGATTAAGGAAATTAATTCATAAGAAATATGATACAATCACTATTAACGAATGTAATACAAGTAAAAAGTGTTGCGATTGTAATAAAGATTTGGAATATTACAAGGATAAAGAAGGTAAAAAAGTGTTTCGTCTGTTAATCTGTTCTAACTGCGTGAGTTGCGAAAACAAAAAAATCGTATTTAGAACAAGAGATGCAAACTCTTCAATAAACATAATGAAATTAACGAATTGTTGGATAGAAAAACAAGAGCGTCCATTATGTTTCCATATTTCGTCTTTCACATCTTCAAATAAAAACAATGAAGATGAAAAAGTAAGACCATCGTAGGTGAAACTCCTACTATTGATTTTACATTTTTTCTTATTTTTTGCCTACTAAAATGGGCGTTTTAAATGAGAAAAGGTGTAAAAAGGGGTTCTATTTTTCATAAAACTCTTTCTCTATAAAAAATATAAAGTCATTGAAATAATATGCAATAAGTAAAATATAAAAATGGAAAGTTTCATATATCAAGAAGAATCCCTATCTAATGAACTATGTGACAGAATAATATCTTTATTTGAATCGCAAAAAGAATTTCAAAATGCAGGCGTTGTAGGGTCGGATACAACGGATACAAAATACATTATAGACAAAACGATTAAAAAAACGATTGATTTGGAAATACCCTCTGATGCAAATGAATCTAGTATATGGTTTGATATTAAAAACAGCTTAATAGAAGAAATCCAAACTAATTTATCGAAATATTATGAAAGATTCATGAAACTCTCTTTTGTCGATTTGATACATAAAAATAAATCGATTAACAATTTTTTAATACAAAAATATAAAAAAAACGAAGGAATTTTCAAATACCATTCGGATTATTGCGTAGATTTTATAAACCGAAAAACCCGGATTATTAATTTTATATGGTATTTAAATGATGTAGAAGAAGGAGGCGAAACCGAATTTTTGGGTTATTATAAAATAAAACCAAAAAAAGGAAATATTATTTTATTTCCATCAGAATGGTTCATGCCACATTGCGGTAAATGTCCAATAACAAATGATAAATATATTATTACCGGATGGATTTATATCGACATATAGAGAAAGAGAAAAATAAAACAATATAAATAATATGAATAGATATTATTTATATGGCAGAATCATTCACTATTTGGGAAACCGCTGAAATACCTACTATAACAAATACAGAAACACAAGTCAAACACGATGCTATATCTACATTTGTGAATGAAACCGCAGTCTTTCACCTCTATAAAAAGGGGGTTGCATTTGACGAATCAAAACATAATATAGAATTTAGTATTGTATGCGAGTCATCAAAATTCTCCACTGAATATAATCGAAAAACAAAATCGTCGCCTTTACTCACCATTTTCGTTTTCATAGAAGATGTCAGATACAATCCACTGATTTTAACGGATATTGATGTGGAATCCTATAAATATAAAGAAATAAATCCGGAAAATACTTTCATTTGTATTTTTCCCGAAAAAAATTGCCAAATAGTATTCGATAGTTCGAAATATTATGGATTTTATATGATGAACGACACCAACAACCAGAAACCCCGTTTTTTGAAAATAAATGTATTGAATAATTCTTCCGAAAGTTCTACACAAGAAGAGGGATTAAAGAAACAAACGAATTCTGAACCAAATATGCCAATTAAAATATCAGCAAAACAAATGGAACAAAAAGAAGAAACCGTCGCATATAAAAATATGATTCATATTTTACTATATGACGAAAACAAAAAAATAAATGTATTGGATAAAATACTTCTTAAAAATTCGGCGGGAATCATAAAAATAAATAATACAACGCAAAAATTTGTGAGATTAGAATTTTTGCAAGAAAATTTCGGCGAAGTTGCGGAAGATTTGTATCCATTTATAAACCAAGAAATAGAAGTATGTGAACTAAGTGGAAATCGATTTTCAAATAACAAAATTATTCAAAATCTTATATCGAAAGATGTATGCTATTGGATAATAAACGAATCAGAGAAATTAGAATGGGGTAAAAGCGAATATCCAAATTATCCGACTTATATATCTCTAGACAAAATTCCATCAGTATTGAATTTCCTTTTATTTGTTTCTAATTACTGGTTCATGGAAATCAAAAAGGTCTATAATTGTCAATCCGTAAATTTCAATATTTCCGATATGTTTATTTCAAAGTATACGAAGGAAAAGGAATCGCTGGGAAAAACCAAAGATGGCAACTTTTTAATCATGAATATTGCATTAAATGACGAAATGGACTATAAAGATGGTGGAGTTCTATTTGACAATATAGATGAAAAAGTAGTGATACATCAAGGGGATATGTTGATGTATACTGGGAAAAAAAGTAGAACCAAAAGTTGCGTGTCAGAGGGGATGAAATATGTATTGGTCTTATTCATTGATATTATTTTATAGGATATAGGGATGAGTAAATTATCCTGTCAAATAATAAATTCTTGCTAAACCGCTAATTCCTGAAGAAGCAACATCAGCAGTCTCTCCATAACCAACTCCTATAGTTCCTGCTCCACCATTACCATAAGATGTTGTTGATATATATGTAGTATTTAATCCAGATGTTCCTCCAGCAGTGCTAGTGGTAGTAACCCCAACCGAATTAGTAGTAGCATTTGTTGCAGTAACACTTCCTCCTGTTCCTGAAGTTGCGCCTCCTCCTGCTGTATATGTAGTAGAGCCTACTATTAAACTCGATGCACTACCGGAGACGCCGACACCACCGCCAGAACCCAATGTAACTTGAATACTAGTAGATGAAGATACTGTTATTCCATTTAAATAAATGAATGCGCCACCACCTCCACCTCTGCCACTTGAACCAGTATTTTGACTATTGCTTACAGTATGTTGATTAATATAGCTAAAATTTGTTATTATTTCATAGTTTTTTTGATCATCAGAATTTTGATGTTGATTCTGATGATGAACATAAGAAGGAGTTCCTTTTTTCATAGAATCAGCTGATAATCCTTTTATATCTACTTGATTTTTAGTAGTTAATATCAATTTAACTTTACCAATAGTATTATTTAATGCAGTAGTAGCGTCAACAGTGTTAACATATAGTTTATTAGAATTTATGTTTGTTCCGTCTGCATATTTTACCAAATATCCATCAAATTGGGAGCCTCTTGAGAGATGTTGATGATATGCTGTTATACCATAATTGCGGTCAATTTGACTAATCATATTAGTACTACTTGAACCCACTATACCAGTTTGTCCTCCGCCTCCGCCTCCAACTAATACTGCTCTGATTTTATTACACCAACTAGGTATTGTTTTACTTCCACCATTATTTGTATAATATGCAATAGAGTTGTTTCTAATATCAGTTCCTTTGTATAAATAACCTAAATTTTCACTCGGGGTTTCATCTATTACACTTTTAAATGTAAAAGATGCCGAAGTGTAATCTGAACTTGCATTTTGAAATGAAGCACATATAGTACTATCAGTAATTCCTGCAATTATATTACCTAGTGTAAGAGTTGTTGAATTCTTATAATAATTAGCCATATTTATATATTATTTATATTAATATATAAAGATCTTTTTTATATATGTAATATGTCGAATATCTTATATACTAAAGAGACATTTATCTATGAAAATTTAAATTCTATTTCTGATGAAATTTGTAATGATATTATAGAAATATATGAAAATGAAAAAATAGATTCAGAACTTTATAACATGAATATAAGTAAAAAATACGACAAAATACAAAAATATTTAACTATCGAACTTCAACAAAATATTTGTAATTATCAAAAACGTATAAATATTATACAAGAAAAATACCAATTGGTCAATTTCTTTCCTGTATCAAAAATGCAATACACCTTTTTCATTGAAAAAAATAACAAAAAAGAACTAAATATCACAACTCGCTATTCAAATAATTCGGCGAAATTATTGATGTTTATATGGGTTTTGAATGAGTATAATGGCGAATTTACCTTCTGTAATCAATATAAAATTAAATCTAAACCTGGTAAATTAATTATTTTCCCAGTCTCATGGTGTTTTCCATATGAAGAATTGATATCAATGGAAGCAAATAAATATATTATTTATGGGTTTATTTATTAGTAATTGTTTCCCAATTATACCAATACTGATTTGAGATGTCCTATTTTATTTATTCAATAATGTAAAATCTATATAAATATATTCCGGCTGTATACCTTCATATACAACCTATCCGCATCGTTCAATGCCCCCCATTGTCGCTTCCGATTTTTGTAAAAAAGACCCCCATTTTCTCCAGGCGCCTGTCTATTATCCCATGCTCGTAGCATCTTCCGGGTTTTTCTTGGCGCCTGCATTGTATGCTATTATTTCGGGGCAACCTTTGAATGCCACGCTGTTAATACTAACTTTCTATTTCAGCGCCAATTTTTGGATGCATCCGATTTTCACCCCCGTGCCGCCAATTCATTCGCAAATAATCGCGTATTTTACCGATTATGATTCATTCGACCGTTATGAATTATACAATTCTATCGACTTCGTTCTTGCTAAAGGGAATTTCGCCTATTTTTATTATCAAAATGTCATGAATTGCGAATCGAATTCGGAATTAGTTAAAGAGACTATACTTATGCTAACTACAATTGCAACGTATTTGACATCATGCGATAGATTTTCCGCGGAGGATGCAAATTGGCAGATTTACCATTTTGCATTTCATTGCCAAGTTGTGTATTTGCAATGGATCACCATTAGAAACAATTGCGTAGAATAAACGCCCGACCCCTCCTCCTCCTCCTTGAATCCCAGGTAGGCCGAAGGCCGTTAAATAGATTGTATAGGATCCTATACAATCCTTCCTTCGGGCTTCGCCCACCTTTGGCCACCCTACCGCACAACCTTTTCCTCCTCATTTTGAAAAGGTTGCGCTTTTCTCTTTTCTAAATAGAAAAGGAGAAGTAAAATAATTTGTATATGATCCTATACAATCCTCCCTTCGGGCTTCGCCCACCTTATCCCACGACCCGACTGTCATGCAGAGGAGGGGGGTGTGGGGGAACCTAGGTTCCCCGCTATACAATCCTTCCTTCGGGCTTCGCCCACCTTATCTTACGACCCGACTGTCATGCAGAGGAGGAGGGGGGTGTGGGGGAACCTAGGTTCCCCGCAGTGCGGTTCATATCTACCGAAAAATTTATCAAAACAATTAATATGGATAATAAAATATATTCCCCCGGTCCATCAATCAACCTCAAAGATGCCTTCATTTATATTCTTGCACTCCAAGGGCAAAAATTCTATATAGGAAAGACCGCGGGTGTTTTAGAACAAGTTATTCAATTGCACATCGCCGGAAATGGTGGGGAATGGACGAATAAAAATAAACCCACCAATCTGGTGAATTCATTCAAATCTACTTCGTCTTTCGATGAAGACAACGTAACAAAAGAATATATGATAAAATATGGCATTGACAACGTGCGAGGCGGTTCGTATTCCACCATTGTTCTAGATGAATGGCAAGTGAAATCGTTACAACGCGAGTTTGACCGCATCTCCAAATCGCCAAACACGGAAAAATGCGAAAAATGCGAAGGGGTGGGTCATAATGCCAAACATTGCACCGTGGAAAAAGACAAGAAAATGAAAGAATATTTAGCAAAATTCGAAAAAAAAGAATCCGTAGAAGCCGAAATTATTCAGATTGAAAAAACCATTCTACTTGTAAAAAATTATACGAATCCGTATAAATTCATCGCCAAATACAGTCGTGAAATGCATCAATATAATCCCGAATGGATTGTCATTGTTCCCTCGCTCAATATAGAGGCGATTGAATATACCGACCGGTTGAAAAGTGAACGAATTGGGTTGATGCGACGTCTGTATGAAATGTATATATCTATTAGCGAAGACGGTGAATTCGAACGCAATATTCCGGTGCCTCTTTCCATGGTGGTCAATAAAATATTTGTGAAACGGAGGAAAATCGAGGAGGAATATCTGGCGTCGTTGCCGGAAGATTATCAGCAGATTTTCAAAGAAAACGGTTTCGATAATATTTTCGAAATCGTTCGTCAAGATTTATTCGAGAAATTAGAGTATTTGACAAAACGGATGGTGGAGTTCTATATTTAGATTTCTCTGCATACAAATATTACAATTGTCACGTTTGTATTATCCAATGGTAAGATATCAGTAACGATTTTACTTTGTATTTAATAAGACACTCTTTATGGCGTTATTTCAAATCGTTACTGATATAAATTGGCAAACAGTGAAATATAATTATACGTTTATATTATATTAATGCCAAAATTTGAATCACAATTAGAAACAATTCATGAGGGCAAAGAACATGATGAATTTTTTAAAAAACATGATGAATTTTTTAAAAATATATTTTTGGAAAAAATCCAAGATAAACATAGTAAAGATAATAAAAAATATATACCAGAATTAATTGAATACATTAATAAAAAGATAACCCTTACATACGACAACAAAGTTGCTTTGTCATCATATTTTGATTGGGAAATTCCCCATGTTCTTATTGGTTTTGACGGTTTAAAAGTTGATAACTTCGTTATAACACCCATATTGACAGAATATTTAAAAAATTGCGACTTTACACAAAGTGAAAAAGGAAATATTGTATTAGATTATTGGCCTAGAGTTTATAGTATTCAAGAACAAGGATTGACTCAAGAAAGAAAAGAAATCGATAGAGAACTAAAATTAGAAGAACTAAAATTAGAAGAAGTAATAGCGACTCCAACAAAATGGATAAAGTTATGGGAAAACGATAAACCATGGATGGCCTATTGGATGATAGTATGGATGGAAAATTTATTCAAAGATGATTTTGATTTAACTGGTTTTAAAAAGAAATTCATCTTTGAATGTATTTTGCCATGTTTTTATTCAGACGCGAAAACTTCTGGTTTACTGTGTTATGATTTGTTTTTTAGTCCATGCAGGATACAATCCACAGATGATTCAACCAAGCCAACAGAAATTGATGTTCAAAAAGAAGATGTCGATAGTGATGATCTTCAGAATAAATGGAATGAAAATTTAAAATTATTAAAAGATGCTGATAAAAAACAAATTAAAGATTTTTTTTTAAAAAAAATTGATAAGAGTAAACAAAATAAAGATACAGATCTAACCTGGATATCAAAGAGCATGGTTAAGAATTTGGTGAGAGCTAAAGAAATGACTGAAATTTTAAAAACACATAATTCAATACATAAACCTTCTATAATTGGTACATTTAATCGTATGTTTATGTTTAGTAAACCTGGAGGAAAAAAACAAAAAACAAAAAACAAAAAACAAAAAACAAATAAAAAACGAAAAACAAATAAAACCAAGTAAAATAGTAACTTATTCAAAAATAATGATTATTCCTTTATCGCATTACACAATCTTAGCTGTTGCCCTTTCAAAATCGTGCAATTCACATGAAAAAAAGCGTGATAAAAAATCCAAATATCCGACTCTGGATTCTCATTATAATTCTTACACGAAAAAATATAACAAAAAACCGTAACCAAAAACAAATAGGACGTCGAAATAATTTCATCGGTCTCTTTTCCCACTGATTTATACCCCCGATAGAAACTATACGCTAAATTCACGTTGGCACACGTTTTATCGACCATTAGGACCCATGGGTCTGAAATGGGTATTGCCCAATAATAGGCCGATACTGTCCCACAAATCAAATATATGATCGATAAATCATATATTTTATAGTAGAGGGCTTGGAATCCCGGTATATAGAATAATAATGAACTAAATACCAATAGTGGGACTCGTAGCAACATATATGATCTTGGAACAAATTATTTGGCGGGTAAAGTCAATGAATCAAATATCCGCCGGTATAATCAAACATTTTCTTTCGACCTTTTCTTCGAATTGCTTAGGGCCTCTGGGCTCAAATTGCTTAGGGCCTCTGGGCTCAAATTGCTTAGGGCCTCTGGGCTCAAATTGCTTAGGGCCTCTGGGTTCAAAATCCGTTTTCCACCCCTCATCGCCTCGAAGGAATCCCCCATATTGCGTAGATTTGATGTATTTGATCATATAGTTACACTTGCGGTAAAACGTCTTGCGCGTTTTCCACTGATTCTTGAACAAATCATGTCCATCCACGATATCCACCACAATGGGATTACTATGTCGCGACCGCAAAATGCGCCCCACCGATTGTTCGATATCCGTTTTAGGAGTTGCCATTACTAGAGTCGACAAGGTTTTAATATCGAGGGCTTCCGCCGCCATTGCATATGTGGCAATGACGACTTGTTTCCCCTCCGTTTCTTTGAGTGCGGACTCCTTCATCCCGCCCACATAATATCCCACCGTCGCCAATTCGCGATGTTTGATGGCATCGTGTAAATACGTGAGTAGACAGCGGTTATGCGCCAATATCATGATTTGGTTCTCCGGGTTTTCTAGAATCAAATCGCGCACCACATCCACTACAAAATCCGACCGTGGTCCATATTCGCACAATTTCGAAATCATTGTGCTGAATTTGGGCATGCCGCGAAAATCGTATTCCGTCTCTTCAAAAGCAGAATCTCTCGCCACATATTCGATTCCGCGAACTACCACGGGGTCTTCATCTTCCCGTTCTTCTTCGTATATTTTAGGACCAATGAACATATAGAGGATTTTGGTTAATCTGTCTTTCCGCTCCACCGTGGCGGAAATGCCCAGCATACACGGGGTTATCGTTTTTAACAGTGTTTTGGAGAATTCTTCGCTGCCAATGCGGTGCACTTCATCAATAATAGTGAGACCAAACGCGTCGAATGTTCCCATGGGGAAATCGCGGCTATACATTGTTTGTATCATACCAATGACAATGTCGCGACCATCGACGTCGAACGTCTGACCTTGGATTTTGCCGACATTAGCACCGGGCAAAAATTCGGCGATTCGCTCTATCCACTGGTTCATTAAAAATTCTTTATGCACGAGGATGAGCGTTTTTTTCTTCAGCAGAGAAATGATTTTGAGCGCCATTACCGTTTTCCCGCGTCCGCACGGAACTTCTAGAATGCCTCCGCCTTCAAATGTATTTGACGCAGTTGAAATATGTGACATATACACATCTACGATTTTCTCTTGGTAATCGCGCAATTGCGATGGGAATGCCACATCAATCGCATCACCCTCCGGCAATTCGCAAGGTTGCGCGGGACTTCCATACCGATGTTGCCCGTAAAACCTAGGCAAATATATTTTGGATTCATTTTCGCGATAAACGGGGAATGCGACTTCATTCTCATCCCCTTTCCCCGCCATAATCCCCATGAATGGTTTCATAATAAGGTCTTTTTTCAAAAACGCGTAATCGAGGGGGTCTAATACGGATTTTGGCACTATATATCCTTTACGTCCAATGCGGGCGTGGGCGCAGATACGAGCGCAATATTCTTCGGTTGGATCATATACAACCTCTTGCGCCTTCTGAGGCCGAGGCCGCCCAGGAACTTTTTTTTGGGTCGGGCCTTTTTCGGCATTAGACCCGCGAAAAGATATACCAAAATGTTTATTCATATCCTCTATATATTTAGCGGAAATATCTTTATATGATTTGGTCGAGATAAAGGTTGCGAATATCTTAGAAAATATCGGGAATCATATATATAATAATGCCATCTCCCAAATTTTCGACAAAAAGTATGACACCTTTAGAAATGATATTGCTCGTTGTATTCGTCGTTTATGTTATTTTTCCCATTAAAACGCCATCCTATTTGGCATCATATATTGATAATCCGCTCGGCATTTTGATGCTCTTTCTAATTACAGTATATTTATTTTTCTATTTAAACCCGGTTTTAGGTGTATTGTATATTTTTGTGGCATATGAATTACTCCGCAGGAGTTCTGTAGCGATGGCTGGGAATTCGGTGGTGAATTATGCCGTGAATCAGCCGACTGCTCCGAGTCAGGCAAATAAAAACGCGCAACTTGCGCGAATGAACCCGCCGCCGATAATGAACCGCACATTAGAAGAAGATGTCATTGATAAAATGGCACCGGCACCAAGCGCGGCAGTGAATGCCGCTGCAGAGAGTTCATTCAAACCTGTTTATGATTTTGTGGGTGGAGCTTCTATGGTCTAAGTCAAATCATATGAACCGGCCATTAGCGCAAAAAAAGTCAATACAGAAAGTGCAGATAAAGATAATATAACAAAATCATATTTACTTATTATATTAGTATAAAATAATATTCCGGAAAGTGCGAATGAAACTACAATTATGAACATTGTTTTACCTATATTCTTAGCAAATTTCGCAAAAAGCATAGGAATATTACCCATACCACTCATTAAAGATGCTTTATTTTCTGTTATATATTTAGATAAACAAACCACAATAATCAAATATATACCCAGTATTTCTTCATCAAAATTGTTATTCAGAAAAATGCCAAATGTTATCATGAGTATTGATATTGTTGCGAACATTAGAAAGAGAAATCCGTGTATTCCTAAGCTTATACCATTATCCGGATTCATAGAAATTGCATCTATTCTCGGGACAATAAAAGTCGGAACAATTAAAAAAGGTATAGCAATGACAATCAATATTTGAATAAGGATTTTTACATATATGAACCCTTGACTTTTCCATATATCAGTTCCAGCGCCGCTGTTTGCACTCAATTGCAATACTGGTTCATACATAACTTCATCGCCTTCCTCAATGATTTGAGTGCAAATCATCGGAACGTCGTCTTGCATTCCTTCTACAATCGGAACATAAGGCGATAACGAAGGCGATAACGAAGTATTAATCGACGAGATAGAAATAGTTTGTATAGGATCATTCATATTTATATCTTCAATCATGGTCGGTTTTGTAGAAAAATCCATTAGATTTGCTTTTACTGTTATAGGTTGCATAGCTACAATAACATAGTCATTATACGCAAGCCCCTCATTTTCATATACAACGCAATTCCCCCCCTTCTTCAAATACTTGGATATATCGATACTTATTGGCCCTTCATCTTTCGATTCTATGAGAATATCCAAATCAGAAGGTTGCGCATTGCTCGATTCTAAAAGCGGAATACATAAATAAAGTGTCTGGAAATCATTTGTAATAGACGAATGTTCAATAATCATAATTGCATCATGGTCAATCTGCAAATCATAATGAACCTTATCAAAAATATATAAATTGGTGGAAACATATTCGGATTCGCCAATGACGATATTCGGGGTATTTGTTTTTGTAGGAAATGCTATTTTCAAATACCCGTTTTGTCGCGCGTTTCTCTGAAGTTGATTCACATAAAGCGTAATAGGATGATACTGAATATCTAAAGAAGTCATTATATATATAATATCTATATGTATAATGTAGTAATATATTTCTACTAAATTGGTTAATAAATATAATCTAATGCATTATTTATAATGTTGTCTATAAAATCATTTGAATATATTGACCCAGCCCCTCCGGTTTTTAATGGTTTAAGCAAACGATGAAATTTATCTAATCCGTAATTTTGCGGGGTGGGTGATTCCGTTTTCTTTGATTCTTCGGATTCCTCGATTTCCTCCTTTGCTACAGGAGGTTGCATCAAAAAAGTGGAATCTTCGGCCACACGCGTAATATCTTTATAAAGTTCCATATTTTTTATTTTTTCTTCTGACAAATGAATGTCCGTTTGGTTTACATGGGAAACTTTATCATCATTATCAATATTTGATTCTTTTATAGAAATTGTAGGGATTACATTTGCTTTGAACGGGGGTTTATCGCCAACCGGTTTTACCCATTCGAAAGAGTTGTGGGTCGGGTTATTCATAGAAATATTTTCTTTGGCCATTAATTCAGTTTTCAATATAGGTCCCTTGGTGCCAATGACTGCTTCCAAATTATCGGAATTGTTCCCAGAATTGTCCAATATTTTCTTTAAAATCAATTTCTTTTTTATTTCTGCATTACTCTCTGCGTCAAACACATTTCGAACAATAATTTCATTTGTATTAAACAGATTGACATCCACGAATTTATTTATATCTTCGTCTAGCAATAAGTTACTATATCTACTTTTGGGCAACCTTTTCTTTATAATAATGGTTTTCAAATCTTCGACATCTTCGTCAAATAATTCCGTTCTCAAATCTTTTATCATAATGCTATTCTCGGTTTTATCAGCCGCGGGAATATTTTCAGGAGTGCCACTATAAAACCCAATATTATTCAAATACATTAGATAATGAGTTATGAATTTTTCCACCTTTTTGGTATTCATATATACTTTTATTTTTTGCTTTAATCCATCCGAATTTGTTAATTCTGCGTCTATCATTTTTATAATTTGGGTAGCACCGTTATGCATGATTTCTTCGGCGTCGTGTTCCGAATGCATACTTTATTTAATATTATACAAAAAATTGCTAAATATAAGGAATATAACGAAACACATTATTCTCATAAATAGTTGCGCGAAACTTCTCATTATATCCTTCTACAAAAATAATATCCCCCGAATTTATGAAATCGCAACCTTGCTCACTCGTGCAGCTTTTCCCGTTAAATTTCACGGGTAATCGTGTGTTTACCTGTCCCGTATTTGATGTTGTATAATACTGCCATTTTTCGGGGCGACTCATAACTCTCCTTCCCATAAATGGCAGAATCATTTTGTCATTTTTCGAATCATTATCTATTCGAGTTAAAATTCCTACTTGAGAATAATCCGTTGCATACCCCCTTGTCTCTTGATTGATTGGTATTCCTATCCTATTCATCGCAATCGGCACATTTGCCAATGGTATTCCACCTCGAATATCGGTCGAATCTTTTGGGAAAAATACACCATCATTCCTCAATGGTGGACCGTCGTATTCCGGGCTATTGCGCGTTGAAATCGCAACCATCACGGGGGGATTTTGCGGATACGGAAGAGGAATATCTTGTGTATATTGATTTTTCCGCATATTTTGTTGATATAAATAATATAAATACGCAATCAAAATAAACCCTATAAAAAATCCGGCGTAAACGATTTTTTCCAAAAACGATTGACCGCGCGGAATCCTTTTATTGGGAAGTCTGAATGTTGACATTTCTACTATAATGTTCTATATTATTCATTATAAACTATTATATAAATGGATTATCGAATATCTTTTGTATATTATTTATTGAACTCTTAGGAAAATCCGGTAATACCGGAAATTTAGGTATTTGACACGAATAACATTGCTTCATTATTTGGTCTTGATAGTGTATGATATGAAATTCATATTTCTCATACAACATTTTATCTAAATCGTCTAAATAACACCATAAATCGTGTTCCATTTTCACAATACACGACCCCGTCAACCCATCAATAATCCAAAAGATAAGTCGAAAGGGTAGATATATGACCCAACAAAACATTTCTATAAAATACCATAAAAAACATTGAGGTAGGTTGAATATTTTTTTAATACCACATGTGAACGCGATAGAGCACCATGTTACAATGTCTGGTATTTTTAGTACCATATCCATTATCCATTTAAAAAACACGGATATAGTGGTGCCGATAATGGCAACCTTCGCCGCAAAGGCAAACATTTTCATCGTTGTTACCAGATTTTTCGCCATCATTGCGAATTGACTTGAAACTGTAAGTGCGGTTTGGCTATTAGATATTGCGCCTTGAACATTAGATGTTGCTCCCGCAGCATCTGCAATTGCTCCTGTCGTATCTGCAATTGCTCCTTCTAATTCTGCTACTATGTCCATAAGATATAATAATAGTATTTATTTTTTCAAAAAAAAACAACCACTCTTTAAGCAATTTCGTTTATTTGGTCTGAGCCTTTATAAATCGCCAATGTTTTTGAAATATTGTTCATTGTATCTAAAAGTGGTCGATATTTGTCCAATTTTTTCATTAATTTTTTCTGGTTTTCTAATAATTTTTCTTCGGCATACACGGTGTTCACATTTTTATCTTCATCGGTGACATATACACCATCTTTCCCTTGATTTTTGGTGGCAAACCCGCTTTTTGCTGCGTCTCTCGCATCTTGCGTAGGATTAGAACCGGCTATTACATCCGTTGAACCGGGGTCTTTTATCACTGATACGGTTTTGTTTCCGCTATTATCAGTTATAGTAATCTTTTTGTCGTCGTTTTTTTCAGTGTTCGATTGTTGTTTTGTATCTGCTTTTTCGTCTCCTTCATCTCCTTCATCTCCTTCAAACCCTTCCAATGTTCCTTGAGTGCCGAATTTCAAAATATGTGTTATAGACATGGCAATACATAAAATAACAATCATATTTTTGCTGAAGAAGGAGGTTAAAAATCCGATAATAACAAAAATGCTACTAAAAGTGTAATCTTTCAAATTAATCAAATAAAAGATATCGAGCAATGCAATTGTAAAAATAAAATAAAGAACAAATCTATTATGTAATAAACTTGAACTTTCTTTTGAATCTAAAATATTTTGCATTTTTTTCAAGTATGATTTTGCCATATAGTTTATAGTTGGATATTTTTATAGAAAAACAACTACGACGCACAACCATTCCGATTGGCCGGTTAAGTTTCGGGGCAAATAATTTCAGACGCATAAATTTCCAATACTTCTTTTACCACTTCTTCGCGTTGGATGTCCGAATGTTCGAATTGGAAGCTGTCGATGCTATCTGACCGTTTGCCTTTGAATTTTGATAAAAAATCTTCCATGCCGTTGATCTCATTTTGACGGTCATATTGTTCTAAATCCCCCGTAATGATAATCCGACTATTCTCTCCTATGCGCGTCATTAGCATTTTCATTTGTGAAATCGTCGAATTCTGCATTTCATCGGCGACTATCCATGCATTTTTGAATGTTCGCCCACGCATATATCCGAGTGGCGCAATTTCGATGATTTTGTCTTCAATATATTGCAGCACTTCATGTGGCGATATAAATTGATATAGAACATCATATATAGGACGTATCCAAGGCGCCATCTTCTCTTCTAATGTTCCAGGTAGATATCCGAGGTCTTCATCCACGGAAACGGAGGGTCGCGTGAAAATCAGTTTGTCGCATTTGCCGGTTAAGAAATGAAAACACCCCACTGATGCAGCATACATGGTTTTCCCCGTCCCGGCAGGTCCGGTAACGACCACGATTTTTTTCATCGGATTTTGCAATATTTTGTAATATTCTTCTTGGTGCCGGTTCTTCGGTTTCAAAATCTTCATTTGAATCTCCGATTTTTCGCGGGGCGAAAGATAACCTCGTGTCGATATAGAAGAACTAGATTTGTCTAAAGAGGGCGTATCTGACGTTTCTGTATGCGCATCTGCAAAATACATATTTAATAATTCTTTATGATTCTGTTTTCGCGGTTTTCGATTATTTTTTCCTTTGTGTTTTGCAATACATATACAAATTTCCTCTTTGCATATTATGCATTGGGATAATTGTATATGTTTATTGTTTTTTGACATATATAATACTCGTTCATATTTTTATCGGGGGTCCAAGGTTCCAAGGTTCCAAGGTTCCAAGGTTCCAGTTTTTCTAATTCATTCGGGGAAAAGGAAACGGTCAATCCCCGTTCTCACACAAAATAGTCGATGTGATACTATTTCCAAAAGGAGAAGAAACAACAATACTCGCCATAGCGAAAATCCGGTGAAATATGAAAATAACACGCCAAATAAAATGGTTACGAATGTATCTATTACCGCAATTCCGTCGGCACTTATTACGCCTTTAAATATACGATATTTTGCGCGTGTTCCTTCGTTTGGTTTACCGATCATGTCTTTGTATATGCATAATCCGGACATGGGACTGAAGTTCTATATATATATATTTGTATATTTTCTGTATATTTTAGAATTATACAGATTTTAGAATACAGATTTTAGAATACAGATTTTACAATTCTACAATGTTTAGAAATACTGATTTTGTAAAATGAGTATATGACTTTTCATAAAAATGACTTAAAATATATGCATTATAATATACAAACAATGGCAGAACTTATCTTGAATGACCCTATACTCACACCAAATGAATCTCGTTATGTAATGTTCCCAATCCAAGATGATACAATATGGAAAATGTATAAAAAACAAGTCGACTGTTTCTGGAGAGCAGAAGAAGTCGGATTATCGCAAGACATTGCGGATTGGAAGAAGCTAACAAGCGACGAGAAACATTTTATTAGTATGGTGTTGGCATTTTTTGCCGGGTCGGATGGAATTGTTCAAGATAATTTAGCCGCGCGATTTATGGGTGATGTTCAATTATCCGAAGCGCGTGCATTTTATGGATTCCAAATTGCGATGGAATCGATACATAATGAGATGTATAGCATACTTATTGATACATACATAAAAGACGCCGATGAAAAAGCGAAATTATTTAATGCAATTGACAATTATCCCTGCATTAAAAAAAAGGCAGATTGGGCAAAAAAATGGATTGCCGACAATCGCTCTTCTTTTTCGGCGCGGTTAGTCGCGTTTGCATGTGTTGAAGGCATTTTTTTCTCGTCGTCTTTCGCATCTATTTATTGGATCAAAAAACGCGGACTAATGCCGGGGCTCACTTTTTCCAATGAATTGATTTCGCGCGATGAAGCATTGCACACCGAATTCGCCGTTTTGTTATATACCAAACTCCAAAAGAAGTTGCACAAAAAACGCATCACTGAGATTATTACGGAGGCTGTGGATATAGAGAAGGAATTTATTACGGAAGCGATTCCGTGCCGCATGATTGGTATGAACGCAACATTAATGACCCAATATATTGAGTTTGTTGCGGATCGATTATGCTTGCAACTGGGCTATGAAAAAATATACAATGCGCAAAATCCGTTCGATTTTATGGAGCTCATCAGTATTGAATCGAAAGTCAATTTTTTCGAGAGAACAAATGCGGAATATGCATTGGCGAACAAGACGGTCGACAAAGACGTATTCGAATTTGGTGCGGATTTTTAGAGTATGCGTATATAATATAAATCGACTATTATATTATATAAAACAATGGACAATTTTCCAAAAGAGTATTTGAATTTATTGGATATTGGCCGGAAAAAAATAACCGGACAATTGCCGAATGATTTAGAATTATCGGAGGATGAACCCGCGATTCAAGAATTATACCAATTAAATGACTATGTATATACGTATTATAGCACAAATCTAGACGATTCGACCTTTTCAATCGAATTCCTATTTCCAACTGAAAAAGTAAAAGAATTATTGGTATTATTGGAAGCACACGATTTTTGGTATATGTGTTTTACTCGAAAAACGACAAGTTGTCCGAAAGGGTTAATCGAGAAAATAGATAAAAGACGTTGGAATAAAAAAGAGGAGAAGGAAGAGGTAGTATATAAAGAGGTGAAAGATAGATACGCATCCACATGGCATATGGACGAAGAACAGACGAAACAGTTGCAAACTAAATTCAATCGAAATGACATTTTTCTTTACAAGCAAATGCAATATATACATTTTTTAAACCAATCGTCGAGAAAAAATTTTATACAACCCGAAAATATAGAGTCTCGAATAAAAGAGTATTTACGGGAAATACAAAGCCCGAATATGAAGCCGTCAAACATAAAAATATTGAGCCAAAATTTATCCAGTATTATCATTGAAGACCCGAGAATAGGGGAAGATAATTTGTATAGAAGTCTTTTGCCGATAGTAAGACGGCTCATGCGTCCTTTTATTTATTCGGCGAATTCGCCGAATTCGCCAAAATCTGCGAAATCTTATTTAATCGCGCGTTCTTTACCAAGTAAGTTTACTCGAACAAAATCCCGGTCATATAGAAATAAAAATAGCAAAACATCGCGTAAAATTAAGTCGGTGTGAATAGATTTTTTTTCACATCTACTGAAAGTGACATATACAATTGCATCCATTCTCTGTCGAAAAACGGGTTTTTCAAATTGATTTTATAGGACAAATGAAATGCCCATTCCCGAAAATACGCGGGAATCCGCAAAAGTGTATATCTCAACTCTTTATCATTTTGTATGAGATTTTTATCGTGTTTTTCAAATAATAAATCGATGCCGTAATTTGTAAATACCACGGATTTTTGCGCATTCCGCATTTCAATGTCTTGCGCAACTTTCTCCCAATTGTCAAATACAAAATAATCGCAGTTATATAATTTCATATATTCAAACACGTTTTTCATGCTTGCAGGTGTGGTTGTTATGCCATATCCGCGGATAATGGCATTGGGAAATAACTCGCGGAGTGTTTTTATCATTTTCTCGGTTTGTATTTTAGAATCGACAATGCAATTGATAATCGTTTCCCCCGATTTTTCCAACGCAACTATTTTCCGGCATGATTCTGCGAAATATTGGTCTAATAATTGATTCGCGATTTTAGCCATATGCATCACCGAACCGGGGTTTGCGTTACTCATGGCAGATAATGGGAATTGGAAATACGATTCCATATAATTGAATTCCCATAATGAATTCACCATGAAGCAAAACTCGTATTCTGCGTATGTTCCCGCCGTAAATTCTTCGGATTTGACATATACATCCCTTACACTTTCGGGCAATTCGGCCACGGTTGAAATCGCGAATTTAGGTATATTACCAACGCCGTAAGAGAGATAAAGAGGCGCCATTCCGAAAAAATCGCGGGCGAAATAGATTTTCGATATCTGGTCTGTTACATTCATATTGAAAATGACTAGAGAAAATGCGCCATCTAAAATGCGAACGGTGTGCTCTATCCCATACAAACAATAAAGGTTGCGTATAAGATTTTCAATAAAGAATGGATTTTGAGGATCATATACACTATTTATTTGGTCGGCTAACGCCTCCGCGTTATAAAGCTCGCCGCTGAATATTACTATGATTTCGGGTTGAATAGAAGTAGTCGGCTCATTTGTGCGGATTTCTTCTGAAATGATTTGCATATTTATTCCAATGCATTTTGCATTGGGTATTTTATCCGGGTGATTTAGAAATATATGCATATTTAATTAATGATATATGATAAAAGCGTATTGCTTCTATGCTATTTTTTGTATATCTATCATATACAAAAAACAAAATGACTTTAGAAGGATTCGCCACGTCAAACCTTAGACAAGAGTCATTTACGAGTAATGCGTCGGAAGAACTGAATGTGGTTTTTCAGCCGAATATACAGGGGGACGGGTATTTCCCTCTCGTTGACGACGGTAGCGATGCCGGTATAGTTGCTTCGCCTTATTATGTGGAATATCCGTTGCGCATCGAAAAACCGGCAAAACGCGAAGACAGTCCGTATTTTATCCGTAATAAAACCGAGCAAATTTACGTGGGGTGTCTTACCGTGATTGGTCTTCTAATTCTTTTTCGTATGATACAGAAATCGAAGGCATAATCGGCATAATTATAATTTGTAACGTTTGTATATTTCCAATGCGACCAATCCGCCGAAAACTTGGGCTAATATGTAAGGTATAAGGTCTCCCGTATCTAATTTGCCATACGATGCCATAACAATCGATACGGCGGGGTTAATGTGACCGCCAGATATATTGGAAGTTAGAAGAATCGCAAATGCTAATGCTGCGCCAATTGCTAATGGGTTGCCCGTAGCTAAAATAATATAGACGAGAAACAAGGTTCCTGTGAATTCGGCTAAATATTTGTTGAACATGGATCTTATACACTACTATGGCGAAAAAATGATTCAAACCTCGGTCCAAGGGTTTAATAGAAAACGGGGGCATTGTTATAATTATGATTACATTTTGCAGGTGTCGATGCGCCTCCACATCTAGTGCGTTTTAATGCTTCTCTTACGACGTTTTTGTCGGTTTTCGTCATGAATGACAATGGTGTTCCCGCGGCATTGAGCGAAGTTTTGCCGATAGAACCCGACCGGCGATTCGCAACGATTTGCGAAGCATCGCGATTTCCATACCATTTCTTCGAACCATTTTTATCGGTTGTTGCCGTATTTATTACTGATACGGTTCGCTTACCTATATGGTCAAATAGAATACCCGAATCGTATTGCTCAACTGCAGAGAGGGGCGGTTGATTCACCGTTTGATGTGTGCGAATATATCTATGTCGGTCCATTGAAAACCCGCTGTCGCCAGTGGAATTGATATCCTTCGCCGGCATTGCGTCTTTACTAGTCAATACGGCATTCTGCTGACTTTCTAGCACGAAGACTTGGGAATGTCGGGGTTGCGCATTTCCGAGATTGAATTTGAAATATGACATGTATTATAATATATATACATGTAATAGAAAAACATAGGACGACCCTTAGACCCGTTCAGATTTTCACTCTTAGAAATGCTTCATATGATGCATGGCTCTGGTCTCCACCGAAAGAGGGGTCGTTGTAATTTTTCATGCATGCGCGTTGTTTGCGGAATTTGGTATAATCCGACGAATCAGATACGAATTTGACATTACATGAAGATGCCGGGATTCCGGAACCGTCGCAATTGTTTATGATCGAACCTATGCGGCCTTGGTAAAACGAACGAGATTTGTTTATTTGATTTGGTCCACCGCAAAGATAATTGGGCCTTGCTAAAAAATCGCCCAAATTGTTGACTGCACGGAAAGGAGTTGTGACGCGATTCATGCCGTTTACTATACCCGATGCGTATTGCCCATTCCAACTTTTGACCAATACTTTTCTCAGAAGTGTTTCTTCGCTAGATTTATAATTTGTGATTGTTTGTTTGGGCGAAATACCTTGAAACATTTTACCTCCTAAAAGACCGCCATCTGTCAAATAATTTTGATTTACTAAAACCATTATATATTATATACAACATATAAATGTTTATTGAAATGGGTGTAATAACTATAACTCAGTCCTCTACAAAAATGGTCACTTTTCTAAATTAGGTAAAGGGTGTTGTCATAATGACGAAAAAAAACAGCGGATTGTAAATTATATATGTAAACAAAATGGTAGAGGACTCTTTATTACAAATCTATATTTTCTTCCATTCACCGGGTATATTTTTAGTCCCACCGTTGTATTGGACTGCGTGTCCATTATCCAGCATCCATTGGCTCAAATTGATTTGGTCCAAATACACATTCGCAAGAACACGGCCATATTTATCCATTCCCACATCGGTCAAATACACTATTTTTCCAAAGATGAGTTCAGAGAGGGCTTTTTGTGCTTTTTTCGCCAATTCTTTTTCTACCGGGGATTTTGTTTTCATCTCCGGGGAATCGATTCCTCGTAGTCTTACTGGGAATCGGTATATTGGAGAATCGGCGAAATATAATAGTTTTGACGCCACGGTAATGGTATCTCCGTCATATACCTTGATTACTTTACCTTTATGTATTGTATGAACATAATGAACCGTATCTTCATATGTAACACTTGTCAAATAAGAATCATCTCCAAAACTATTACTATGGTCGTTCGGATTATGTATGCTTATATCGAGAGGGTCTTCTTGAACATTACGGACGGATTTTGCGGTAGAAGAATAGCAACAGAACATGATTTTTCTATATTACACCGTATTGTCATATAGAATCAATTTTATATGACAATGCGGTTATTGTTGGAAAGTGAACAAAATCTAAATTATTACTTCCCTTCATTAAATCCATCTGTCCATCTCTCCATCTGTCAAATATTATAAATATATATAATATATTACCATGGATTCTAATTATAAAAAAATAAATTTAGAAGTTCTCCAGTTAGAAGATTTGGAAAAAAAATTAAGTGTAAAATCGTTCGTTCAATTTGACCCAAAATGTATTCGCCAAAAATCGAATTGGAGTAAAGCATATACAAAATATCGGTTTGACAATGAAAAATTTCTTCCAAAACAACTTCTGCGAGTTTTGCCAACCCATTCGCCAAAATTGTCTGCCCTTCTATCGAAAATACACGAATTGGACAATCATGACCAAACAAAATATGGCAAAAAATTCAAACATTTCATTTTTTCCGATTTGAAATCTGCTCCTTATGGGGCGAAAATGATTGCATCCGCACTTATCGCGAAAGGAATGAAATTGGGATATAGTGCTAAACCATTAGGTCAACCTACGGAATCGCTCTCCTCCAATTTGGGCGAATCTGAAGAGGAAGAGGAGGAAGAGGAGGAAGAAGAGGAGGAAGAGGAAGAAGAAAATAAACCCACCAAATATGGCCCAATGATATTATATAATGATTCAGAACTTCTCGCAACAAAAACCAACAATTTCTATCTCCTAACTTCCACGAGTGTATACGGAAAACCCATTAGTGTAAAAATGAAAAAAACAATTTTGACGACTTTCAATAAACGCGATGATAATGTATATGGCGATTTGGCTAGAATTATTATATTAGACAGCGGGTTCAAAGAAGGTATCGATTTATTTGATATAAAATATATCCACATTTTCGAACCATCCGTCAATTCGGCCGACCAAAAACAAGTCATCGGCCGCGGAACACGAACATGTGGACAAAAAGGGTTGAATTTTCATCCGAAAATGGGTTGGCCAATTCATGTATTTGTATATGATCTAAGTATTCCGGAAAATTTGAAAAATAATTTTATGGGATCTAAAACGGCGTTTGAACTATACATGAAATCCATGAATGTGGATGTGCGATTGATAAATCTGATGAATGAGATAGAGAAATTGACCGTATTTGGCAGTGTAGATTATGAACTGAATCAAAATATACACAATTTTTCGATTGATTTTGAAAACGGGGAACCCGGAGAAGATGGTGTTTATGGCGGTAGCGGTGGCAGTAGCAGTAGCGGTGGCGACGTGGCTACGAAACGGAAAAGGCAAACCAAAAAAAAGGCAATTTCCCCCGTTTCACCTCTTTCTCCAAACAAAATACAGAGGATTCAAGAAATCGCTCAAAATATAGGATTTGTCGATTTAAGAAAATACAAAAAAGGCGAATACAAAAAAGAAAAGGACAGATTCATTCTTAAACGAACGGAAAAAATAAATCCTATCTTATCTTCCCCCATTGGCACGGGTTGGGTTTCCGAAAGGAGAATACAGATTGATTATGATTCAATGCGAAATTACATCCGAAATCATTTTTGGGAATTCAAATGGGATATCGTTAAAATGGAAAATCAATGCAGTGAACCCGAGAAGACTACCTCACCCGCACCCGAACAAATCAAGGGAGGAACGAATGCACCGACGTTGATCAAATACACTCCTACTCAGAATTTCATTAAACATTATTTCACTCCTAATTGCCCGGTAAAAGGAATCCTTTTGTGGCATTCGGTCGGAACGGGCAAAACATGTTCTGCGATTGCAGCCGCGTCATCCGCATTTGAGGATGAAGGATATACAATATTATGGGTCACACGCACGACGCTGAAAAATGACATATGGAAAAACATGTTTTCTCAAGTATGCAATGAATCTATTCGCCGGAAAATCGAGCAAAACGAGATATTCCCCACTGACCCGCAACAGCAAATGCGAACCCTATCGAAATCATGGCGTATTCGACCTATATCATATAAACAATTCAGCAACCTCGTTTCCAAGCAGAATGACTATTATAAACGACTTGTTAAAGAAAATGGGGAAGAAGACCCATTGCGCAAAACCCTCCTCATTATCGACGAAGCGCATAAATTATATGGCGGCGGAGATTTGTCTTCGATTGAACGTCCCGATATGGCGGCATTCCACGAAGCATTAATACGGTCTTACGCGATTTCCGGGGCGAATTCGGTGCGATTACTTTTGATGACCGCCACACCTATAACAGAAAACCCGTTGGAAATTGTGCAATTGGTTAATTTGTGTAAACCTATGGATGAACAAATACCTTCCACGTTCGAAGCATTCGCGGATACTTATTTGAACGAATCTGGCGAATTTACGGAAATGGGTCGAATGCAATATTTGGATGTAATTGCCGGACACGTGAGTTATTTGAATCGCGAGAAAGATGCTCGACAATTTGCGCAACCTATTATTCATCATATCAATGTCCCCATTATTTCCAATGTAACAGATATTGGAAAATATGACCGTCAGCTCGTGCGCGAAGAATCAATTGGAAATATACAATTACTTAAATCGACCATAGACAACGTAAACTCGCGCTTGAAGAACGACCTTTCCAAAATAAATGCATCCAAATTCGGATATTTGCTTGAAAAATGCGAGTCAAAAGATGACAGAAAATCATGCGTAAAAATAGTGAAGCGAAATGTGAAAGAATTGGTCGAAAGGGTGAAAGCAGAAGTGGATAAAATAAAGAATTATACGAAATTATTGGGGGAAAAATATACGGAGCTGAAAGAGATAAAAACCCAACGACTCGCGAGTGTTCGCAAACATATGACCGACCAAGACGTCGGGTTTAACAATTATAAAAATGGGGTATTTTACACATTGAGGAAGGTTTGCGGAAAGCGCATTCAAGACGAAAGCGAATTTAATGAGTATATTTCAACAAACCCCGAGTTTTTAAGGATGACGGAACAAATAAATTCCATACAAGCGCAAATTAAAATGTCGGAGACGAATTTGAAACTGATGAAAGAAATATACAAAAAACGGATGAATTTCATGAAAAATTTATTGCGAGACTCCACTCTGTCGGACTTAGAACGAAATGTGGTTCGAATTACCATTGCACAAGAAAATAAGAATTTCCGCAAAAGTAGTCGAGCTTTTACTATAAAAACAAATGCCGATATTGGAACTAATAAAACGGCAATTCAGAACATAGAAAAAGAGCGGAAAATAAAAATCGCCAATATTCGTAAAACATTGAAGAAACAAATGGCGCATGAGAGGAAATACCGCGACGGATTGAAAAAAGTGAAGATGAACATGAATGAGATATTGCGGAAAAAAGGGCAACTTTCGTATAATGACGATACAATCGACAATTTAATAACCGAATATAAAGAAAAAATGGAGCACGAGGTTGACGAAGACCAAATTATACAAACCGCCCAAAAAGAAGAAAAGGCGGCTGCTCTGGCAAAAAAAACCGAAGAAAAGGCGGCTGCTCTCGCAAAAAAAGCCGAAGAAAAGGCGGCTGCTCTCGCAAAAAAGGCCGAAGAAAAGGCGGCTGCTCTGGCGAAAAAAGCCGAAGAAAAGACGGCTGCTCTGGCGAAAAAAGCCGAAGAAAAGACGGCTGCTCTCGCAAAAAAAGCCGAAGAACGCCTTATCAGAGATAAAAAAAAAGCAGATGAAAAAGTCATGAGAGATGAATTGCGAATAGTAAAAGCCACTCGAAAAAAACAAGAATTAGAAATGAAAAAAATGGCAAAAACGCGCAAAAATAATCCTTTACTGTTGTAACCCACAAAACGAGCAATATCAATACTATTGCAGTAGAAGTCGAATAAAATAATTGTATATGATCATATATATTACAATCTCCGATATGGAATCAATCGACCGACTTACGCTAGAACTTATGACAAATCGCACGCATTATAAAAAATACATTGCATCTGTTGATCCTATACGACATAACGAGGCTTTAGATTATTTAAGCAACCTTGAAAAATACAAAACCCGGATTCTAACGGCTACAAAAGCATATTTATCTGACCCAGATACATCATTCAATTTAGAAGTCAATGAAATATTTATTCAATTCACAAAAACAATGATACGTTATTTTGAAATGAAAGATTTCGAAGACTCGTCCGATGAAGATGAAACATTATTCCCCGATAAAATGAATTCTCCCCCCGTGGAAGATGAAAGAATATATCACGGCGAAGACCGAGATGAAAAGAGCGACGAGAAAATGACAAATAATATGCGGTCTTTTTGGGGTAAAGAAAGAGTGTCAAAAAGATTATAAAAGATTGTAAAACAAAAAAACTACAGATATAGTATGTATGTTTCAAATCCGGAAAACGAAAATGAAAGGGAGAGGGGAAAAACATCCTTTTCAACGAAAAACTCAAAAAAAAGTCGAAGTTATACCGGTTCAAAAATCTGAAGCAAAAACCAGAATAACTCGCCGAATAAAATCACTCAATTGCAGTCCTGCGGTTAATGGGAAAACGACCATTCGCGGGAGTTGTTTTACGCCAAATGTATTAATAAATATTAAGACGAATTTTAATCGCATTTATCCAGATAAAAAAATCACGTCTACCGACCCGCGGGAAATATGGCAGAGCTTACATGACCACCTAATTAATTGCAGTGATGAAGTTTGTTGGTTAAACGTAATAAAAGACCCGGTTGAAAGGAATAAAATCCAACAAGCCATATTTGCCCCAAATCAGCCGGCTGATTGGCAAGATAATCCAAATGAATGGTTGTCGAATTATGATATATTTCACGTGATTCGACAATACGAAGAAACTTATCCTGAGTTTGAATTCATCGGTCCTACCACAATTGATTTTGACGCAAAACCGAAAACTATGGATGGGAATTGTGTAGAGGAAGAACTGTGTAAAATTTCATTGAAATCATTGCTTGATAAAAAAAAAACGAAAATAGGGGTGATATTTAATTTAGACAAACACACGGAAGACGGTTCACACTGGGTTTCTCTTTTCATTGATATGACTGAAGGGGTTATATTCTTTTTTGATAGTTCGGCGGGCGGATTACCCAATGAGATTCGCAAATTAGTGAATCGATTAATTAAGGAAAGTGATTCGTTGAATATTTCAAATACGAATTCATACGTTCAAAGATCAGATACCAGGAATGAGTTGAATACCGCCTTTTCTGGTCGGTCCAATTCGAACCTTCACTCGTATAAAACGTCACGTCCTATAAAAAAACATTCTAAATCATTACCCATATCTTACGTCTTAAATAATTCTACTAATACAGTTAAATACATGAATAAGCTAAAATTCCCGTTAAAATTGTATAATAATGGCAAATTCCGGCATCAATATAGTTCAACCGAATGCGGAATGTATTCTCTTTTTTTCATTATTACAATGCTCACTGGAAAAACAAAATTCACGGGCGAAAATATAATGCCGATGAAAGAACGCATCCGCCTTTTTTTGAAAAAAAAGATACCAGATAAAGTAGTTAGTGATTATCGCGACCTTTATTTCAACCCTTTACCTAAAAAGGTTGCGCCCCAAAAAGGTATACCCCATCGAAGAAATGAAAATGGAAGATAGTAGAATGTTTATTTATATGACTATTATATAAATAAATGAATGAGAACAACGTCGAAATATAAAAGAAAAACGGCGAAAAAACGGAAAACAAAACGGGTAAAGCGAAGATTAGTAGGGGGATATACAATGTCAACTAGCTTGGCAACTGTCTTGGATAAGCTAAACGCTAATACGAAATCTGGAGAAGGAGATATGAACTATATTATAAAGAACAATATTACAGTAGAAAATAAAACCCCGATAAATTGCGTTGAAATTGTAGTTAAAATGGAAGAAAATCTTGATAAATTAACACAACTTAAGGAGGGAACTGATACATTTAATAATGACGACGATAAAATGGAAAGTATTAAATATTTAACTGAAAACATTGAAGATTATTTGAAGATATTAGACGAAATAAATAATAAGAGGGTATCGGACCCCGGCACGGCAGCCACCAAGCCAGGACCGCCAACTCTTAAATATGCAGACATTAAAAAAGAGATAGACGCCGTTAAAAACAATGATATTGAAATGTTTAAACCAAACACGAAAACGGTTACCATTTCGTTTTTTAATAGTTTTTTAAGCAAATTGAAAAACCCACCCAAAAATATTTTAGGAAAAATCATATTAACCGTAACACAAGGCAACGCATTGAAAAATATATTAAACTCAATTACCGATGTGGACGAATTAATTGCAACTATTCAATACGGCATGAATAATGGCGTTGTAACCCCATTTTACAAAAAAGAATTCATGATTGAAACGGAAAAATAAACATATCAAGGTAACCCTTTATTTGGCGTATTTAATTTTATATAATACATTTATTATATAAAATATCACCAATCATGCAGCAGTGGACCAATTCCAAGTAAAGTATTAGTATAATATCCCATACACACTTTGTGCAACCATTTCGGGGTTTAAATTAATCATATTATGCGACCCCTTCAGTTCGTGAAATATAATATTCGTTTTCGCCCATTCCGCCTTTAATTTAATAATATATGTAATATATGCATCATATGTTCCATATACTACATGAACTTTATTTACCAACTCCTCCCACGGTTTCGCCAATTCTGATAAATCGGGTTTCACCACACATTCCGTAATCGTTTTTGCTATTTTTTCAAAAGGTTCGTCAAATAATTTGGTGTTTTTCTCCAATTCCGTATAAATGGATTCATAGTTTCTCTTTCCAAATACTTGATAATATAACCACATGGTTGTTCCCGTCATATTAAGTTGTCGTAATAAATCCCATATAATACCTAATACACAAAAAAAGATGAACCAAAATGACGGGAAAATGCTGGACGGCGAATAGTCGTCTTTCAATGATTCCGAATAATCATGTATTGCATCTACAGCCCCCGGATAAAATCGGTGTCGTATATCTGCCGGGTTGCATAAAATGATTTTATCGGCCTGAATGTTTTTTGCCAATGCTAATGCAACCGAACATCCCGCTGAGAATCCGATGATATTATATGTATATTCTTCGTCGGATTTTCCTAAATTCGATAATATTTCGGCGACTTCTTCGTCTATCGTTTTGCCGTGGAGAAGCGGAAAACTGTGAATTTGGGGAATTTCTTTTTTATATTGTAATATAAAATCGCAAAAATGCTTCATATAATACGTATTTGTCCCTAAACCGCCAATCAAAATAATAGGGTTTGGTTGCATTCAATCTCAAATACAATAATTCCCCAAAAAATCTTTATACTATTTACGCGCATTATCCTCACTTTGCGAAACCCGGTTGAATAATTCGTGGATTTGCGCAACTATTTTTTGGCACTTTTTGTCCTTGTCTAAATCCGTTTTCAAACATTCCAGATATTTTGCAAAGACCTTTTCATAACGCACTTTATCAGATAAATTCGATTCCATGTCAAATAAAGTATATTACGTGGTCTTTTTATTATGTTTACAATAAAATATAGAAATAATATTCCATGATTCTAATATTGATGTCTTTGTTTATTGCCAAAGAAAATCAAGATTTATTATGGAAGACAATACATAAGACGCCATTAGTAGACACCGTCTTTAAAACATTCCCCCCCAATGTTCGAATGGAATGGTTCAAAAAAACGGTCGAATCATTTCATTTGAAAACACCGGAAATAACCAATCCGGAATCACTGGCCCGAATGAATCGCGATGTAATTGCATTTATGGTAAAAGATTTGCACGCAGCATCGAAACCGGCCATCGACGGCGGCAAAAATGTGAGATTTGGGATTGATGTATCGAAACAACAACCGCCGCCACAATCGATGCTTACAAATTCAATCATAACCGAACCCGTAAAAAGTGCAAGCCAAGCAAAAGGCGAAGCCTTTCAACTAATGTATATGACAAAACAGAAAGAATTTGAATCTATGAATCAACGGCCTCTCGTCCCCGAACTAGATTTCACCGAGATAAAGGAGGATAGAATAATTGAAAACATGGAAGAATTAATTAAAGAGCAATTGAGACAACGCGAATTAGATATAATACAATTTGCTCCTCCAATTGCACCCGCAATACAGCCACCGGTAAAACCCCCGCTGAAATTGTCAATCGGTGATTCGATTCATGATCCTATACAATCCATTGCGTTGACCTCGGAAACACCGGACAGAATAACCGAATTGGAAAAACGCATTGCCCATCTGGAAACTATTTTGGCAACCTTTGCGATTGAACAAAAATAATGCAATGGTATAGTCTGGAAAATAATATAAACGTTTTTGATCCTATACAATTATCCATGTTCCCCCCCTCCGTAACACTTGTTACGTCTTGTTTTGATTTAACGCGATTTAACGGAGGTTGCCGTTCGATTGACGAGTTTAAAGAATCATTCGATATTTTGCTGAGCCTTCCGTGCTATCTCGTTATTTTCGGCGATAGCGCGACCATACCCATACTCAAAACGCGGCGTAGTGGGTTTGGGTTAGATGACATGACACTATATATCCAGCGCGAATATGAAAATTTGGAAACCACGGTGTATTTGGATAAAGTGCGGGAAAATCGGGAACATTATTGGCCAACACGCGATTCCCGGACGTGTGCTGAATCCCATTTGCTGTGTTGTGCCAAATTCTTTTTTTTAAAAGAGGCCATGGCGATAAATCCGTTTGGACACGACCGATTTGGATGGATAGATTCGAATTTGAAACTGCCGAATAATAGTCAACATATCAAAATATGCGAGAATTATCGTCCGGAGAAAATACTTCGGGCGATAGATTTTACAAAGGCGGATAAATTCCACATACACGTGATAAATGTATTGGATAAGCGGTTCAAAAATCCGGGGAAAAAATATGAGATGTATTCCAAATATCAATGGGTCATGGCGGGGTGTTTTTTCACGTTTGGCAAAGATATCGGGGCTCGCATCATTGACCGATTATTGGAAATATTCCATCAAACGACGATGGCGGGGTATGGCCACGCAGAAGAAATGTTTTTTTTGGAAATATTGGACGAATTTTTCGGCGATATTCATCGTTCGTATGGAGATTACGGCCAAATTATTAATAATTACGAGCTGCCAACGGAGAATATACATTATATATTTCATTTGATTTTGAAGCAATACAGTCAATTCGAATATAACCGCGAGGTTCTCGATTGTGCGGGGGCACTTGTCGAATCCGCCAAACGTTTTATGATAACGATACCGTATGACCAATACATGGAAATCCTGATAATGTGGTATGTTGCGTCTTATGGGGTTTCGGGGGGGGATGATTATTTGGCGGCAACCACGGCGCAGGAGATAGTAAGTATGTGTGAATGCAACCCATTATTGAAAGCCGAATTTATGGTGAGAAATGATTACTATGTGGCTATTTTGGGGTTAGACCCGAAGTTCGTTGGGTGAGTCGCGGGTTCAGTATTTTATTTGCAAGAAAGATGCAACCACGGCTTTATTTTTTTCGGCATATTTCATCGTTTCCAGTGTTGCGGTATGCTCTTTTGCCAACATACGCTCCTTATTTTCCTTTTCCCGCATTTGTAGGATAGCTTCCGCTGCTTGTTTATCAATCGGGATGATGGATTGTGCAGAGCGTTCTCGCATGAGATGTTCCGATGATTCATATTGGCGTATTTTAGAAAGGTCGCTCTCGCTTACTGCTAAAACAGTTTGGTCTTTATGCACTTTGCGTAAATCATCGTATTTCAATTTACTAAATGGGTCACTTGTTCGGTATTCATAATCATCATCTGTATTGGTTTCTGGGTTTTGATCATATAATTTACTTGCTCCCCCACCTCCGCAGGTAAGTTCGCTGAAATCTTTGTATGGGATCATTGCATTGGCGCGTTTTTTGATTTTATCTATTTGGTGGGATATAGATTGCTGGGTAACATTGTCGGGGATTTCATATTCCGGCGATTCGCTGGAAAACCAAGCGTTCTTTAGTGGGTCGGGAGGTTTCGCCATATTTTGGTCGAAAAGTCGGTTGAAGGTTGCGTTGAAATCTTCGGGTTTCATTTTTTTGATGGAGGATTTGATTTGTTTTTTATTCGATATTGCCGTTGCCTCTTCTTGGGTGAGGGGACTGTATTCGAGATTTGTATGAGGGACAGTTTTGTTTGTTTTCTGGGTTTCTATATAGTAATTGAGGACCATACTGTATGCTTGGGAATAGAAGTGGAAGTATTCGGCGGATAATCCGGATTTATCGGGATGCGTGTGAAGCGTTTGATGTTTGGCGCGTTTTAAATCGGATTCATTGAAATCGTAAGATAGGTGAAATAATCCGAGTAATTCTTTGAATGAATACATTTTTATGTCTAAATTATGCGATTTTGTTGATGATGTCATATAGATGGTTATTTGAAAATATATTTTTGATTTTTCTGCAAAGTTGCAATAGAATCCATATGGGGGGTATTGAAATATACAACATCTGCTGTGATGATGTATATTACCATCTGCCGAGCGAAGCGAGGCAGAAAAAAATTTTTTTGTGTTTTTGGGATGCAAGGTTGCGGGGGCAAGTTGCGAGCCGGGTTTCGGCCCAGGTGCCGCCCTCCCCGAAAAATATAAAATGAAATTTCAGAAAAAAAAGACCTCCCCCAAAAAAATGAAAAACTATAAACTATAAAATGAAAATCAGAAAAAAAGACCTCCTCCAAAAAAATGAA